ATTGAACCTACAGAATCCCAAAGGAATAAAATAGATTGTTGTATCTCACCTTTCTCTTGAGCATCTAATACTTCATTAATAAAATCTGTTACTTGTTCAATATAGTCAAAACTATCGTTAAAAATAAAATCACCGTCCCACTCACCATCAGAATTCTTTTTAGCATCCAAACCTAGCTCAACCGCGTGTTCCCAACTCCATTTCTTTTCAGTAATGATAAAGACAGGTAAATGACCTTTCTTTTGAGCATCAGCAGCAGCTAATATCATAGCAGTTGTTTTGGAACTATTACTATGCCCTAAGAACATATTAATACCTCCCATAACAGGACCTGGTAATCCACTAGCACTTAAGAAAGCATCACCACAAAAGTAGTAGCTAGTTTCTTTATATTTTGTTTTGGTTGAGAACTTATCTTTAAATCCTCCGCCGCCTTCTTTTTTTTTAATTCCCGCCATCTTCTATTTTTTTAATGTTTGGTAATTTATTCTGTTTTGGTCCTTTTTAAAATGTTTCGTCTTGTTCATACAAAACTCCAACTTCTTCTTCGTGAAAAGTGATTAGACTAAATGTCATTTGACCATTGTCGTCTACTTCTTTCATCATACCAAACAAAACTGTATCACCAATTTCTTTACTTCTACCTGAGAAGTAATTTTTATCTTTAAGTTGACTTAGGAATTCATAAGACAGCATTTTATTGTCTTTCAACTGTAAGTCAATTTCTTCTTTAAATGTCATATAATAAATTAAAAAGGGTGGAGTATTACCTCCACCCGTATAAATTAGAATGGTAAATCTGAATCTACTTCAGCGTCTGCTTGTGGGTCAACAACCTTTGTAGGTGCAGCCTTTTTGCTACCACCAAAACTTTCTTCAGCCACTGTTGCGTCACCATAAACGTATCCACCTTTTTCAGTGTCCCATTTTGGTGTCTCACCTCTTGCAATTGCCTCAAGGTATTCAACAGGTTTTTTAGAATAAACATCCAACCAAGTCAACTCATCGTTAATCCATGCATTTGCTTGCTCTTTTTCTGCGTGAACAGGAGCTTGGTCTTCGTACATAATTGTTGATACACTTGTGTACTCTTTACCTGCAGGTGTTTTAGATTTTGTTAACTCAATGATTAAATCACGTCCTGTTGTAGGGTCAGTGATATCACCTTTGTTTCTCCAAATTGGAATGATTTTGTCCAAGATACCATCGTTCTTGTAATTGTGTTTGAATCTCCAAAACTTTGGTCCGTCTTCTTCACGGTCTCTGTCGATTACTTTTACGATATAGAACTTACGAGACTTATATTGTTTCGCCAATTCTTTATCTGATTCCTTACCAGTTGACATCAACTCTTCGTAAACCTCGTTTAAAGGTGAACGCTCGTTGTCATTCTTTCCTGGGTCATAGAACTTCTGCCATTGTCCACCAACTTGAATTTCGTGGTACCAAGCTTCTTTAAACGGTGATGAACCGTCTTGAGTAGGAAGGATTCTTACTCTTCTTTGCCCTGATTTCTCTTTATCTCCAAGGATTAAAGCGAAATACTTTTTCATTCTTTCGTCTTGCGACATTTTACTTTGGGCCCCGCCCGATGCGTTTTGCGATTTCTCATACTGTGCCAATACGGCGTCTAATACATTACTCATTTTTTGTAGATTAAATTATTAAAGTTGTTTATTAAATATAACTATAAATAACACCTATGTCAAATAAAAAAGGTCACCGAAGTGACCTTTTTAAATTTTATTTTTAATCAATTATCTTTTAAATTCATTGTCATATGAATCACCACCACCTGGTTGGAATGAATTTTTAACATCATTTACATTCATATCAGTAACTTCGTCTGATGTCAAAACATAATCATGTTTTCCTGTTTTTTCCATCTCTTCTTGTTTGTCATCAAAAAATTGTGATAACTTTTGATTGAATGGATATGAATCATAAGTTCTTAATTCAAGTTTTTCTTGAGGAGTTTTTTCTCTGTATTTTTCAATCTTATTCTCCAAAGAATTTAACTTGTTCATAATACCATCCATTTCAGATAACTTAGCTTCAAGTTTTGAAATGTGACCAAATAAGTTTTCAAAATATTCCTCTTGTTTCTTTTCAATATTTTTTTGTGAATCAACAAGTTCGGTAATATCTAATTCTTCAGTATCTCCGCCTTTTTCATTTGATTCTCCGTTGTCATTAAGTTTCTCAACGTCAGGGTCGTTTGCAACATCAATAGGTTGAGCTCCTGCTGGTGGTAATGCACCACCTGGAGGTGGAGGAGGAACCGCACCCGCACCTGGAGGTGGAGGAGGAACCGCACCAGCTGGTGGTGGCGGTGGTGGAACCTCTTGTTCCGTAATATAGTTATTGATACTTCTGTATCTTTCTATTTCACTTAATATCTTTTTTTCTAAACTCATTTTATTATCCGTTTAATAATTGTTTTATTCCTCTTGATGTTTCAACTCTAACTTTTCTATTGGCAGTTGTTTGATGACCCGCTCTTTCAATAAGACCGTCTCTTTCTCTGATAGTATAACAATCACCTGTGTCTAAATCACAAACTTGTTTAGTACCATCTCCATTATCTTCTTCAGAATATCTAGTAGATTTTCCAAGATAATTGTCTAATGCTGATTTAATATTCATAAAAATCTTTTTATATAAATATACTGTTATGTATAAATGTCCTTTGTTTAATACTCCGCAAATGTAAAGTTAAATGACTGTGTTACTGATTGTGGATATTTTACTCTATCAACTGGTTGAGCGTTTAATGTGAATCGTAATAAAACAGTATCTCTAGCATTTATTGGACTTGTATTAAATGGCGGTATTGGATAATTGATTAGTAAATTAGCCACATCTTTGTAGGTAACCTTAAACACATTGTTAGTCACTAAATTATCTCTAACAGAAGTTGCGGTTTGAACTAAAGTCTTTTTAACAACATTATTTTCAACAGTGTTGTTGTAAACTGAAACTTCCATTATTACAGCAGTACTTATTATCGCAGGAGGAGTATTTGGGTCCATATAAACAATAAGTTCATCTGTAAGATTTCTAACAACTTTGGTTTCAGTACTAATCATTGTTGGCGCACCTGTTTGTTGTGGTTGTGTATTTGGTGGGGCTGGTATTGTTTGTGATTGAGTTGAATTTGTTGTTGGTGCGGCAGATGATTGATTTGGTACATTTGGGTTATACGTGAAATCAGTCTTACTTTCTGTTGTACCATAAAGTGTTGTTAATTTAATTTTACCTTTAGGTGTTGGTATTGTACTAACATCAATCGTAGGTACTGCAACTCTAACGTTTTTATTGTCAATAATCACAATAGTTTTAGTATCCGCGGTTATATTCAAGAATGTAATCTGTTTAGTTGTTTCTAAATCAGTTCCTTTAATAACAATAATTTTACCAGAAGGTCCATCTATCGGTGAGAATGATGTTATTGTTGGTGGTAAACATTTAACTGTGGTTGTTGTACCAGATGTTGTTCCTGAAGTTATAGTTGTACCTGATGTTGTTCCTGATGTTGTAGTTGTTCCAGTCGATGTTCCAATTTTTTTCAATCCAACTGATTGTGCAGATTTTTGAGCTTGAACAAAAGATTGTGCTGTTTCATCAAACAACGATTTATTTGCATCATAATAAGATTCACTTACATCGCTTCCAGTCCAAAAACATACATAGTATTTTAAAATACCAATATTAATAATTTGAGAAACTCTTGGTGATAATCTTGAAGACATAAAATCAATAAACGTATTTAAATCTGCAAAGTTGGCAATAGGTACAACAGGTGAGTTCGCCTTTAATGATAAACAACTCCACTGTTTTTGGAATTTATCTATTGTTGCACCATAGTTGTTATTTAAAGTAATTGTTGCAAAATTATTATTGAATCCGTTGAAATTTCCTTCTTTTGTGTTTGAATTTTTTTCAAAGGTTCTTACATAACAAATTTCATAGATGATTGTTTGTAAATCAGTATTATTAGGTATTCTCGCTTTAATAGCATCTGCTAACGTTTGTGGCGTTATTGAAGTCAATGTTGCATCAACTCCTTGATAACTTCTTGATTTATATACATCTAAAACTCCCGCCTCACAACTATTTGGAGCTGCTTTTTGGTTATTTGCTTTTTGTACCACTTGAGTACTCTTAACATTATCAGTTGTTGCTTTACCACTTGTCTCATCTTTTTTTACCTTTAACAATTCTTCAATCTTTGTTAACAAGTTTTGATTCATACTTTGTAAGAAGTTATCAATTGCTGGCAAATCAAATACCCCTTGTCTTGTTCCCGTAAATGTTGTTTGGAATTGACCTGGTGTTATTGAATGTGAAACGTCTTGAATCAAATACGGACCGTTAAACATTGGAACATGTCTCAGGTTAAAGTACATCATTGG